TACACAATATCCGGCATCATACTTTGCCGGAAAGAAAGAAGAGAAGCTAATCTCCGTCAACTTAGTTCCGATATGGAAGTCTATTTCGCCGAGTTTTAAGATGTTTATTGTATCTATCATCTTCCCGTAATTAATCGTAACTTCTTGCGGAGAAACGGGAAGGGTAAAGAAGTCTTTCTTATTATAATCAATAAATGCAAATATTACTTTCATATTCTATTCTCCAATGCTTTTCTGAAATCAATTGAAAACTGTCTTGAGACTTCATTAACTATTTCATCAATATCTCCTGTATTTTCCACAGAAACCTCTATCCTATTAATGTTTACCTCTACACTTTTTCCTCTCTCTACTTTCCTTTCTTCTATGTATCTAAATTGATTACCGATTTGCTCTACTGCGGTATCAATATTGTTTCTTATACTTGTAAAACTGTTCTCTTTATAGATGTTTTCAGTATTAAAGCTTTTCACCAGGTCTGATAATTCGCTTGTCTTCAGAGTAGTAGAAAGTTTTTCAACGACTGTGTTCAGTATGTTATTTGTCTTTGACATTTCGTTTATAAGATTTACTGCTGCCGTATTGATTGCTCTATTAGCAGTCAAAAGCTGATTCGTATAAATAGTTTCTTTCTCATTTCTTGCATTAGTTATTTCCGTGTTCCGGTTATAGTTGTCTCCACCAACATTGCTAATAACTCCAAGCCTTCTCCCAGCTTCTAACCAAACATTTATTCCTTTCTCTTTACTTGAAAGGGGAACAATAGCTTCTGCCCCAGCCTCACCAACAAGAGATATTTCCGGTTGGGTTATTATCCCTCCAGTAGCTCGTTTATTAACAAATACCACTGATGCTTGAGATATTTCCTTGTTTTTAATTAATGTATCAAACTGAGATATTTTCTCTTTTCCAAGTAACGTATTAAATTGAGATATTTTCTCTTTATCTTTAAGCAACGTGCCATTAAGTATTACTCCTAATTCCTTCCCGGCTTCTAACCAGATATTTATTCCTTTCTCCTTGCTTGAAAGGGGAACGATAGCCTCTTTTCCTGCCTCACCGATAAGAGATATCTCCGGTTGTGTTACGATTCCACCGGTAGCTCGTCTTCCAATTATATTCTCTATTTGTTTTATTCCTAAGCTTGGAGTTTCTCTTCTGGGTCGTTCTATCCCTAATCCCGGAATTACTTCCTTAGCTTGTCTTGTCCCTAAGGCTGGAGTTCCTTTTGATTGTTCTTTTCCTCTATTAGCTACCTTTTCATAAATCCATTCTCCACCTTTACCCCCAGCTGTTCCTCCTATTAATCCTCCTAAAATTCCTCCTATTACTGTTCCTGCCCCGGGGACAATCATAGTTCCAATTGCGGAACCAAGCTTACTACCTGCTAAGAAGCCTCCCCATTCTCCGGCGATTTGTGTTCCTGCTTGAACCTTGTTTTCTGCCATTGCTAATCTTATTGCATCAAAAACTCCCATTCTTACTGTTACTCCTGCCCCTACTGCCCCTAGAAGTTGTTCGACTTCCAGCATCTGATTAATGCCTTTTGTTCCTAATGAATATTTCCCGATTTTTGCTCCTCTAGATATAACATCCCAGATTGTTCCTGCGCCTTTTCCTATTCCTTTTCCTACTGTAATTCCGCCTTTTACGACCTTCGATATCGGCTTCACTAAGGGGAGAAGTAATCCGCTTGCTAAAGCTCCTCCCGTAACTGCTTCTTTGATATTTCCTCCTTTAATATTTTCCCATATCTGTTTCCCTAGCCCTTTAAACGTTTCAGCAAAAGCTGTAACGGCTATCTTTCCTAAAGAAGTAAAAAGAGTCGTAACGGCGGAAAGCCCGGGACCTGCGACCCAGTCGGTTATTGATTGTGTTATTTTATTGAGTATTATTCCCAGCTTCTCCCCCCAGCCTTTGCCTTCTATTTCCGGGTTGTTTAACCAGGCTACGAATTCCATCATTGTATTTAAAGCATTGACCATAAACGTTCCAATGTCTCTGCCTAGCTTAGTAAAGTTTTCCCCTACGGTTTTCCCCATACCATTTGCGCCTGAGAGCATATCCGTAAGCTCACTAAGGGTAGGGAGCAATACCTCACTTATACCTTGCCCTAATGCCATAAAGATTTTCATATTAAAGAAATCCCTCAAGGTAGAGAAAACTCCTAGCAAAGTCTTGGATTGTTTTTCTAACATTCCCATCCACTTAGAGTCTTTCTCCATACCTCTTAAGATTAACTCTACTCCAAGATTAGCCGGAATAAGCCCCTTCTCCATCATTTCTGTAACGTTCTTGGTATTCGTTTCTAACCCTTCAGCAAGATATCGTAAAGCTGGAACACCTGCCCCACCAAGCTGTTTTATTACCTCTTCACTAGAAAGCCTTCCTTTAGCCCTTATTTGTCCTAAAGCATCGGTGAAACGTGATATTCCTTCAGCCCCAAGCCCAAGTCCTGCTGCTACGTTTCCTAAGGTTTTTAGCATTCTGGTAGTTTCCTCGACACTAAAGCCGTAAGCAAAAAGCTTTCTGGTAGCATCGGCAAGGTCTGGGAATTCGAAAGGTGTTTTTATAGCGAATTCTTCCATCCAGCCTAAAAACTTTCTTGCCTCTTCTTCATTCCCTATCATCGTTGAAATAGCTAATTGAGTTTGTTCCATATTGCCGGCAAGTTGCAGGGAGTTCGAAACAAGCTTTCCCATTCCCATACCTGCCATTCCTATTCCTATCATTCCTAGTGGAGAAAGAAGTAAATCCTTTATCTTTGTCAGCCCTGTCCAAGCTTTGTTTATCACTGTAGAGAATTTATCCCTTATCGTTAAAACACCTTCCCAAGCTCTTGATGAGATTGAGACTAATTTCCTCTCAATCCCTAATAGCTTGGTCGTAATATTATCCTTCACTGTCACGGTAGGGGACGCCTTAGCTTTATCTAGATGTTTTAAAGAAGTGTCTGTCTCTTTCAGCATTCTTACTAATGCGTCTAGCTTTTGCTTTACCTCTTCATCTCCAACCATTCCAACTACAACGTCATAATGCACATATTCGCTGTTCAGGTCTGCCATTCTTTCTTTTTCTCCTCTAATTCTACTTGCAAACAGGCAAGTAGAAAACTTTGTTCATAATTAGAAAGCTTAAAGAACGTAGAAGGGGGGATACTGTGAAGTTTAAATAATAAATAAAGCGCATAAGTTATCCCGCCCTTCTTTATTAGTTTTTTATTTCTTCTACTTCCTCGTTAAATCCTGATAAGTCTGCTATTTCATTCGCAACGATTACCACTTCGCCCGGAAGTAATACCTTTTTAACGACATCTTCTCCAGTCAAAACATTATACTTGCTAAGTAATCTCTCGTCTCTCCAGTTAGGATTTACCGTTCCCGTTACTATTACTCCTAATTGGTATTTCTCTTCGTCAAATGTTTCATTGCCAGTTCGTGGGTTTTTAAAGGTGCAACGCCTTCTTAATTCATACATTTCGCTTGTCGTAATGGGTCTAATAGTCAATGCTAAATCAAGTCTCTTAAGGTATATTGTGCGGGTCGTTTTCTCGTCCCCTAGCTGTAATAATTTATCTACTACATCAATGTCTTTTTTCTCAGCCATAAAATCTCCCCTTTAACCTATAATTTCAGGGTTACTATCAAAGGTGAATTCCCAATCTTCAGTTATTATTTCTCCTGCTTTAAACCGTAGAATATCGTTCTTAGTAAATTTAACATCACTAATCCGGACTTTAACCGGTTCATCTGCTTCCGGGTCTTCAACATAAAATTCTAACTGACATACCGGGTCCCACTCATCGTCCCCAACAATTGCAAAAGTCTCCATAAATTCCTTGCTTATCCTATAGCCTCTTATTACTCCTGTTCCTTCTACTTGGGTAAGTTTATGCCCTACCCTTCTTTGCCCCGGGATAAGTATCTTTTCATAAGTTTTATTGTCAGTTAGCTCTACTTCGTTAAACTCTATTAAGGGTTGTCCTCCCAGGTAAACCGTTCCGTAACTTCCACTTAAAACCTGTTCTGGTCTAATAGCCATTTTCTATTCCTCCTATTTCACTATAAATGTTCCAAAAATCTTTTCCATTACATCAGTTAATCTTGCTTCCCATCGTAGATATACCTCATCAGGTTCAACAACGACCCCCTCTTGGTAGTAGTCAGGGTCTAAGGTTACGTTCCAGCCGGAGCTTTCTATTACGCCACCTCTAGCAAGGGTTTTCATATATTCTTTGCAAGCCCCAATCAATGCGTTCCTTCCAGCTTCCGTATTGTTTACCTTTCCAATATAGTTATCCTCAGCCGTTTTCAGTAGGTCTGCATTGATTGCGTCCATAACCCTGATGCTCCTAATTTTCTTCCAAGCGTTATTCTGCCCTTCTCCTAAACTTGTAAGCGTGTTAATTCCTTTTAAAACTTTTACCTTTTCTCCATCGTTATAGAGTATAAGCACTCCATTGTCAATAGCCTGTTCCATCTCTGACCTTGTCCATCGTCTCGTCACGTCGGCAAAAGGGGTAACGGCGTAAGTAACCGACTGATTAAGATTCTGCCCGGCAATAAGTCCTGCAATATAAATAGCTACCTTAGCACTTTCATACTCTACTCCGTTAAGGATTGCCCCGGTTCCTACGTTTACAATTCCTTCATAATTCATTGCTGTGCTCCTAGCCGTTGCCTTGCCAACTGCATCTACTGCTTTATCGTCTGCCCCAGAACCGCCTATTACTCCTATTACTCCTTTGCCCTGACTCCTTATCTTTGCTATCCAAGCCTTAAGAGAAGTTTGAATGCCACTATCAGAAACGCCGTCAAGGGTAAAAAGGTTAAAGTCTTGTGTCTCGAATTTATCAAAAGCCTCAGCATAATCTGCGGCATCTATTCCGGTAATTCCGCTAGCTCCACCACTAAGAGAAGTTGCCTGAAGGTTTGCCAATGTTCCATTACCAGCAGCAAGCTTGGTCGCTATTATCCATTTATTCTCCGTGTCATTATTAATTGCCGCAACAACATCGTCTATGCTTGTTCCGCTTACAACAAAAGTCTTCAGGAGTATTGAGCCGTTATAAAGTTTAATGTCTTTCTTTGTCGAATCTCCGGGATTAGTGCTAACTGAAACTTTTAGCTTGTTCCCCCAAGCCCCGGGATATTTTCCTTCAAGTTTTAGAACATCTATAGCTTCCCCGGTGGTAGTGTCCTTTAGGGTTATGCTTGCTTTCGCCTCTGTTCCGTCGGTAATCCTATAGGTGATAACCTTCCTTGCCCCACCTAATAATGCTAACCTTACTAATAACGCAGTTCCTCCAGTAGAGTCGGAGTAGGTATTAATTAGCTCTGCCTCGCTGGTAATAGTTCTAAACTCTTTCACCGGTCCCCAATCCGCTTTTATGGGGATTCCTACCGTTCCTCTTTCTCCCGCCTCTATTGCTGCTAATCCTGCACTTCTAAAATTCAAATATAAGCCCGGTAAAACCGGCTTTTGTGTAGTACTCCAAGTTCCTCCAGCCATTATTTTATCCTCCTATGTAAAAATTCTTCTACAATCTTCTGTGCCTCTTTGACTGTATATTTCTGTTCCTCTTTTCCAGCAAATGCACCTATTGCTATTTCCTGTTTAACACCAAAAAGTTCCTGAGAGAAGAGAAGCAGGTCGTTAAGCTCATATTTCTCTTCTTCTGTTTTTTCTTTTAATATTTCTTTGGCCATTTATAACCTCCTAATATTATTATTGTTCTTCTTCCGGAAGTTCCTCTTCCGGTAATTCATATACAGGGTTGGAAGGTTGAGATATATTTCTCGTATAAACTTTCTCTATCTTTGTGCCTTCTTCTTTACTCAATGTTATCTTTTCAAGCCCTACAGTAACGTGTCCCATATCGAAAGGTGATGCCTCTAAGTCTGATGTTACATCATCAATTATAACATAATCAGAAGTCCCTAGTAACACTTTGCCCCCTCTTGGTAGGGTTGACATAACTGTTTTTAGTCCTGTTTCTCTATCGCTTATTGTCTTTGTCAAGAAATGTATACGTATTCGCTTTCTCTCAAGTTCCATTCCTGTTCCTATCTTTTCTATTGTATCTGAGATGAGCCGAATAAGAATCGCCGGCATAGAGTATCCCTCCGGAAGTGCCCCTGTATATTTATTCCAGCCCGTTAACTTATTCCCTAGTAGGGTTTCTAAGCCATCTACCCAGCCATCTTCTGTAGCATACTCTGATGTTCCATATACTCGTAACGCTATAACGGTAAAATAAAGGGGACGTGTCAAGGCTTCAAATTCTTCATCTACATAATCTTGCCCACAGCCCGTATAAAAAGTCGTGAAAGTTTCTGTGCTATCGGTCAAGAGAACTCTGTCTAAAGCAGAGATTACCGAATTAACCTTAGCGTCTAAGTCAGTAAAACTTCCTCTTGCTACGTAAGGGTATATCTCGTAATTTCTTCTATAGCCAATCCAGTCATCAGCTTTTGTGTCTGAGCTTTGTTTTATAACGCAGAAGGGTTTCTCTGTTTTTGCTGTGGGGACTTGCATATCATAAACTCCCTTAAAAATCTTTGTATTAACTAGTGCCGTCCTTATCCCTGCTCTCATCTGAATAATGACTCCACCATTCTTCTTATCTCCGTTCTGTGCTTGTCGATAGTAGGTTTTAAGATTGCATATCTTCCAGCGTGTCCTAATTCAAGATGTATTCCGTAATCGACGCCGTGTGAAAGCCTAAGCGTAACCTGTTTTCTTTCTACTATCGTCGTTGCGTGAAGGGATTGTCTTGCCGTTCCCGTTCTATCTTTCCAGGGAGCATTAGCCTTCATTTCCCCTTCAAGTTCTTTCCCTTCTATTGCCATAAGTAATACCAGTCCATAAAAGAGCCTTTCCGTATCAAATGCTTTATTAACCGTTACACTCATTCTATCTCCTTCACAATAGCAATATACCCAAACGTATTTCCGTAGCAAGAAAGGGGATATACATTCTCTACTTCGTATTGTTTACTATCTATCGTCAAAATATCTTTTGCCCTCAAGCTATCGTTTAGCGTTGTTCCTGTTCCATATACAAATCCATAAAGCTGTTCTCTTTTCTCTCCTCCGGTTGTAAACACATAGCCAGGAATATCAGAGGCACTAAGAATGAATAACCTGCCAGCCACTGTTCCAGGACTTGTTTCGGTTCTAGTCAATCCTCCGGAATTATCATCGGCAATAGTTATCCTTTTAATCGTTGCCGTTGTTTTATTCATATCTATCAGTGCTTGGTGTGCCTGTGATATTTTACTCATTCTATCCCTTCGAAGGTAGGGGTCTCTAGCCCAAAAGCCTTAGAACCTTCCCCATAATCTTTTGCTAATTGTCGATAGTTATTAGCTATATTCATACAATAAGCAATGATATCACCAGGAGAAGAGAAAGTTATCGTTTCTGCCCCAATAGATAAGGTTTGTATTCTATCGAATTGAGAGACTAGCTTTCCTGCTTTCTGAATCCAACCTATATAAGCCCCTTCATAAATATTGTTTACCGCCTGAAGTATTAAATTCAACTCATCGTCGGTAAACATATAAGGGGTTACAGAATCAACCAATAAAGCTCTTAAGCTTGCTCTCAATTCACTTGTCGGGGTCATTACGGCAATTCCACTTCCTCAACCGCATCTAGGGGAGAAGCCAAAACGCCCCTCATTGCCCAAGCTACTATCGGTGCTCTGACTAACCTTGTGGTATCGGGTTCTCCGGTTTCAATGGTAAGGTCAGCTTTTACAAGCTCCATAAAATATCTCTTCGGGTCAATAAGGTAACAAACTCCTGAGCTAACTCCAGGATAAGTATAAGTATTAGCCCCTACAGTAACACTCCAACCATCATAAGCTATGATTGTGTTCAATTGCCCTAATGCCGGGTACTCAGTTCCACCTATTACCATTCTCCCCAAAGCATCTTGTATGTCCATAAGGTTTGCAGTAGAGCACAATACAATGGAAGGGTTTCGCCTTGCATTGGTAACAGGGTTTAAGTCAGCATTAGCGTGCTGAATCGCTGCCCTCAAGGTTTTTCTAAGCTTCTCTAGGTAGGTAAGTCCACTGGTAGTATCTTTTGACGAGTGATTTTTCGTTGCATATCCAGTTTCTGATAAAATCGGGTAAAAATGGAGATGATTAAGCAATGCGTTATAAGCTTCCCCAAGAGCCCTGTTATAAGCCTCAACACTCCAAGTAGCATCAAATTTCTCTGTTTCAAGAGTCCACCCATCAAAGCCTGCTGTCCAGGTTATGATTGGCACTCCATCATTGGTATACATTCTCCTTGTTCCAAACTCTATCTGCTGTCCCTCGATGTGCTGGAGAAATACCACTTGAGCCTGAACAAACTCGTTGACTGGGACGATTTGCGGAAAGTCTGCATTAGTTATTGTTCTGTAAATCGGCTTATAGAGAAGGGGAACAGCCTCCCTTCCAAAGTCAACATCTAGTGCAACTTTCTTAAGAAGGTTTTCCACTCCTTCCATAGCCGTCATCATTTCGCCAAGGGGTTTATCCAGTTTTATGAGTTCCATCTCCCCATTGACAAGCCTTTTCTCAACATACTTCTGTTCTCCCCTTATCACGTAAGGGATTTTCTCTACTACCGTTTGATTCCTTCTCTCT